TCTTCTAAAATTTCCGGAGGATAAAAGTATAAAGGCATTTGAATAGGTCCTTTCTCTCTCAGTCTTTCGTAGAACTTCCAATCTAATGGCTTCTGAATAAAGCAATCCCAATCTAGAAATAAGATTTCATCGAACATAGACATAGCCTGTTTAAGTGCTAAGATCTTATATAGGAAGTTTGTCTGGAAGCTGTATCTACTCTCTCCCATATAGTGGTAGGGATAGCCTAACTCTTCCATAAGGAGTCTATTAGGCTCATCCCATACAATCACTAATTGGTTATCTAGCTTATACCTCTTATCATATTCGCTAGCCTTTCGGCATTCGTCGTGATAAAACTTTAAACTGTTACTAAAGAACTGATGGTCATCTCTTCCCCATATCGTTCTAATTATTTTCATCTTCAGTCACTTTTACTAGTACTTCTAAGTTAAAACTTTCTAAGTCTATTTTGATACCTACCGGTTCTTCTCCTGCTTCTATAAGCTTTTGCATAAACTCTTTTAAGTTATTGCGAATAAAGTAGCCGCCTTTTGCAGCGTAATCGCCATCTTTCCAGAATAATAATTCGTCTTCCATAATTGGTATTTAATAAAGTTTACTACTTCAATTATTAAGCTAGGATCTGTTAGGAGAGAGGTAGCACTTACGTGATTCTCCCCACACAGTCCAGCTATATGTACTAACTCATGCATTATACTAAGGCTGTTGCTAGTTTAAACAACTCCTTGTTAACCTTCAAGTCTTTCTCGAAAGATTTGATCTTACGTACCTTACGTACCTTAGCTCCTGAAAGAGCGGCTCCAAAGCCTCCTTGAGTTACTTTCTCTTGGATTACGTTAAACACTTTCCAAAGATCATCTCCTTTATCAGCTTGACGTTTTGGTTCTAAGATATCACGAAGCGTTGCATCATCGTAACCTACCTTAACTCCATCTGGAAGCTTAGCAGAACGTAACAACATAGCATCTAATGCTAACTTCATCTTCTCTTCATCAGTTAAGATACGTTGCTTCATCTTGTTAAGAACCTCTACCTTATTAGGTAAGTCGTTAACTGCTTTAGAAACTACTCCGCGTAATTCTTCGAAGGTATAACCTGCGTGACGGATACGGAAGTCAGCAAATTGCTCATCAGCAACTACTAATCCGTTAGAGCATACTAGTCGGAAGATACCAACTGCAAACTGGAATGAATTGAATCCATCATGAGAGTTAGTTAAGATGATTCTAGGAAAAGCATCATCTCCGTCAGCACCCTTGATCATAATGTCAGGGTTTTGGAAAGAGATCATATGCTTAGAGAAGATCGAATTTGATCCGCTCTTACGAGCTTTTCTCTGAGCTGCTGTTACCGGGAACCAGTTTAGCTTAGCTAAGTCATCCACAATGGTTTCAGTATTAACGTGTAAATACTTCCCACTTACCTTTGGGTTAGTAGGAGCTGAAGCGAAAGCTAATGGACATACTTTGTTGATGTCTTCTTTCGTCATAAATGTGTCTAGTGATTTGTTAAATGATTGCATCATAACCTTTATTGTTTTAATTGTTTAATTGATTTCTTATTATACCTTAAGATACGAACTTAGTCACTAAAAAGCCACTAACTCACAATCTTTTTTTTCACTTTTTTTCCGGAAGGAGGGCTGTATATTTCGTGCCATTTAGTACCTCCTATGATCATATTCAATCCTTGGCTACGTACTACTGTATTTGTACCAAGGTGGTAAACTGGGCCAAAGTATTCTTCTGTAATCATAGGAATATTGTTGTTTAGTCTTGAAACATATTCCGGCTCAGTTATCCGTCTTCTACCATCAAATGCTCTAAACTCAGAAGCTGTTGTTCTATACCAGACATCTGAATCTGGATAGTAGCATTCCAGTACTCCTGCTGTGTTGAATGGATATTCAAGCTTTACTGTAAGTCCTCTTTTCTCTGACATAACCTTATTTTAATTTGTATGAATATAACCAACCACAATCATCATCGAAGTCATCGTCTTCTACAACTGTGAAGCCTCCGCCTAACATAGCTTGTAGCTTTTCTAGATTAACTCGTCTCCAATACCCAAAGCGAAGGTAAACACTATTACTTCCACCCATTACTTGACCGATTTCAAATTCACCGAATTCTACTGCAATCTCTGCTACTTTCTTACTGCTTAATTTATTCATCATAACCTTTATTTTTATCTCTCTTTCTAATATACCTTAAATTACGAAAAAAGATTCAGAAAAGCCACTACTTTCTAATTTATTTTTCCGGAAAAGAACAAAAAAAGACCCCCTAAAAGGAGGCCTCTTTCTAAATCCTGCATTGCTTACTTAGCTGCAACCATTGTTCTGGTTTCTGTCAACTTTGTTGTCAACTTGCTAATCTTAGTAGCGTTGCTTTCTCTGCGATACAACAAGCGGTAAGCAGCGTTAACGATACGGTCGTTGAAACGAACTCCGTTCAATACATTTGTAATGTGAGAAGTACTGTAGTTGTTCTCTAATACGTCACTAATACGTGGAACGTCACCGTTACGGCGTTTGCTTGCGATCTTTGAGATCTTTTGTGTGTAATTCATCTTATAACTGTTTAATTGTTTATATAATTTAATATACGATTATTGATTCTTATTTGCAACTTTTTTCTTAGAAACTTTTCCCGATTTGATTCCCTCTTGTAGCTGCCATACATCAATACACTCATCAGTTCGCTCTTCCTTATGAAAGAAGTTTAGAACTGTTTCTAATACGTTATGCCATTCTTCTCTTGGCACACTTACCTCATAACTGTAATCAGCTTCACCTACAGTAATCTTAAATACATCTGCAGTTGTCTTACCTTCTTTAAAAGCTTCGTTTACTGCTTTGTACATTTCTTCAATTAAGATTCCGTTATCTGGTTTGAAGATTTCGTCTAATTCATTATAGTCGTTTACATTTATTTCTATCATTCTATCGGATGGATTTTTCTATATTTGTTAAAAGGTTCACTTCGTTGATAAAAACCTTTCTATCAAACTCCTCAACTTGCTGATTGATAGCTTCTCTTACTATTGTGAGTAATATAGTACCGAAGCCGCTTGTATAAGCATAGTTGTAGTTAAACTTGGTATTTGTAATAGTAATTTCAAAATCAGTAACCTTCATATAGTAATGTAACTTCTCATTAGAGATATAGTATACATTATTCATTGGATTACAAACTAAATCAATATCTGGACTAGTTACCATTTTAGTAACTACTTCAATAAGTTTACTTTCTTTGTCGTTGTACTGTGGCTTCTTCTTAAAGAAGTTTTCGATTTTTTGAAAAATACTAATCATAACCTTTTGTTTTTTAAAATTTGGATTTAAGTTGTTCTTTTATAATTAAGTTCTGTACTTTCTCTACATAGGTAATATCTTCAGCATAGAATTTAGAAAGGAACTGATAATACTCTCTTTCTGTTCTGACGTTCTTTAAGTAACTAGAGTAGTATAAGGCGTAATCCATTAAAGATTCTGTCCAATTCTCATAAGCTGCATAGCCATGTTCAGATCCTTTTGCTAAAGTTAGTCTAGAGCTTGCTAACTTCATACCGAACATATTATTATTCTCTTTGAATAAGTAAGAACGGAAGTTATTTGACTCTAACTTTGCTTGTGCTAAAACGATATGAGGGAATCTAAAATTTAACCCTGCAATTTCTTCTACTAATCTCTCTTCAGAGAACCTATTAGCCTCTTGTAGCACTATTAACTTTTGCTCTTCTGGGATTCTATCTTTATTTTCTTGTCTTACTGTATATCCAAATATACCTGTTATAATAGCTGTGATAAGTATTGGTCGAAGTACTAATCTAAACTTACTTGTTTTTTCAAAATTTAAAGAATTTTTATTGAACTTGTATAGCATAATTATTTCCTTTAGTTAATAAATGTACGAACTTTTCTGCTAAATTCCAACTAGAAAAGCTTAAAAAAGTCCGTCTTAATATTTTTCTCTCGTAACTTCTCATTACGTTCATGTAGCTTGATTAGATCATCCGCTACTTTTCTTTCTAGAGATTTTGGTCTCTTACCTTTTAATTTAGGTTTTCCTTTTTTTGCGTTATCTTCCATGTACATAAATATTACTGCCGTGTTATATACTCATGACCGATTGGCTTTTCTTCTTCCTCTTTATATAGACCTAGTGACTTTAAATGCTCAAGATGATACTCATCTAACTCCCAAGTAAACTCTTCTTTAGAAGGTACGTAGTCCTCCATTCCGTCTATCTGTGCATCTGTTATTGGAGATGCTGCATATAGGAATGAACAGTTGTAACATAAGAACTCTAAGTTATCTAAATGATAGTTTCTCTGGTTACCGTCTTTATGGTTTAATATTAAGGGTATCTTATTATCTACGACTCTTCGTTCATTGAAGTCACACTTATTACATTTCTCTTCAATTAAAGCTTCGAATATAATTCTCTGTTTAATCTTCTTTGCATCAAAATGTTCTACTGGTATCCTTCCTTCTATCAAATCCATTAGAGGTGGTTCCTTACCTCCATTGTTTAAGAACTTAGGAATACCTTTACCAGACTGGTTAAGATGTGTCTCAAGTAAAGTCAGCCCACTAGCTTCGTCTTTATAAAGCTTAGCATACTTCTTATAATGGTTGTAAGAAACATGAAGATATCTAGCTGCTGCTCGATTAGAGCGAGTCATCTTCATTGCACGTAGCACATCCTCTTTGGATAATATTTTAGAAGGTCTTGCCATGTTTAGTCGTCTGAGATATCATCATCGTCTTCCTCTTCTTCTACTGCATCGTAATCTGCATCGTAGACAAAAGCAGACTGATCATCCATCTCTTCGTCATCTATCAGACGTTTTACAATTGGTGTAGCTGATTGTGATACTGGGCTTTCTTCTGCATCGAAATCTAATACTTCAATCTCACCTACTACTTTTCTACCTAGAGCATTTGCTTCTAATTCTAGAATTCTTTGAGCTTGATCTTGTGTTATAATTTCCGTATCAGTCCAGATATCATCTCCGGTTCCGAAAGTAACAGTACGGGCCATTAAGGGTTTTTCTGTTGAGCAACTAACACAGTAAGTGTAACCGTATTTTTCTTTTCTCAACTTAGGCATTTGGTTGTTGCACTTTGTGCAAGTAATCATTTCTAATTCCATGTTATAACCGTTTTAAATTAATAGTTCATA